TTGTAGACGCATCAAGGTCAATGGTTGTTACCAGAGGCGATCCAGTTGGCGAACCATTTCCGTCATCAGCGTAGACACCCATCCGAATGAACGCGCTGGCAACAGCCGTCGTGACTTGCGCCCTCAGTGCAACAACTGCCTCGTTGCGCTGGGTGAAGTACGGGCAGAAGTTCACTCTGTCGGCAACTCCAGCAATCGTCGTGTATGTCTGGTTGCTCAGATGCGCCGACAGGTAGTACCCTGACGGCGCCACAGCCGATGGGTACGAAGTCTTGTATTCCGTCAGTTCTATGACGGTTCCGTCGGCCTTCTTGGTGAACAACTTGCCATCGGCAGTGTTGATTGCCAGTTCCCGCTGCGCCAGTTCACCAACAGCAGGCTCGACGCCAGCAGTTGACGAGTACTTGTGAAGGATCGTGTCTGCCATCAGACGCCCCCGTTGAACTCGCCGCCGTCAAGCGTGAGCGTCAACTCAGTTTCACACTCAATTTGGAGCGGGTTAGGCTGGCAGAACCAAGCCTGCCCAAACTGGTCAATGTGCATCGTGACCAACGAGAAGGTAGGGATCGGAAGTCTTGTAATTGTAGTTGAGGCAACAGCAATTGATCCCCCACTGTCTTCCACACCGTGCTCGTAGATGTTGATAGCCCAAGTCCCGGAAGCTTCATCACCGGAACGAGGGGTAAAGCCGCTGGCCAGCGGGGTACACCAGGTTTCCCGTTCGGTGTCCAGAGCCTCGACTTCGATCCACTCGTACTTCCAGTACTGACGGTTTAACCTAGAGGATCCAGTAGTGCCCTCAAGATCGCAGGTGGGAGACGGGTGCAGAGGAGAATCATCGGTGACCCCGAGGATCATGGCGGCGAACGTGCAGTGGACCGCTCGGTCGTAGCACTGGATTGGCCCAGGAGGATCAACAATCGAAGGATCGCTATCGTCGCCGTCTCCGCCGCCACCCCCACTGAGTCCGCATTCGTCGGCTAAGCACTCGTCCAGACCGTAGTAGAGGCCGTTGGGATCCTGAAGGCAGACACCGTCGACACAGGCGTAGCGGAGCGATTCTTCGGGGCCGACGGGTGGTTCTGAGCCCGGGTGAACCGGACCAGAGATCAGGGGGCCGCCGACGGTGATCAGATTGATGGAGCCGGGGAGACCGCCTTCGCCGCCGGTCGAAGAGCCGGGGGAGATGGCCGTGGCTGCGACGGAAGGGCCCGTCTGGTAGGGCGCATCGCCGGGCGCAGTGAATGCCCGCTGCCCGATGTTCGGGAGCCCCGGGGTGATGGTGTACACCTGGAAAGCTTGCCGGAGCCTGTCCGACATGCTCGGGGTGTAGCCCGGGGAGATCTGCTCGAACTCCCGGTTCGCAAGATCGAGTTCGCTCTCGTTTGCCATCAGAAGACGAAGAGGTTCTTGTTGTCCGCTGTGCCGCCGTTGAAGCGCTTACCGACCCGAGAGTTGGTGTTGCCCAGCATGTCGTGCGCCGTCTTGATGGCCTGGCGGTAAGCCAGCATCAGGGCCTGCATCTGGGTGTTGTTGATCTTGCGGCCCACGCCGGCCCGCATGGCCGCGCTGATGGCCACAGCGTCGATCATGGGCTCCAGCAGGAAAGGCACGACCTCGTAGCTGTACGAGCCGGCCACGTTGGCGGGGGCAGAACGCAGGGTGCAGACCCGGGTGGCCGCGTCGTAAGCCGAGACGATGCACTCGTCCGTGGTGTCCGTACCGAAGATCCGGATGTAGCAGCCAACGTAGGCGTTGTCCCGCTTCTCGTAGGACCCGATAATGCTGCCGGAGTTGTGGACCGTGAACGTCCCGTTGGCGTTCAGAACCCCATGCGAAGCGTTCTCGTAGTGAGCGGCGACGTCCCCCGAGGGGATGTACAGGATCTGGTACGTCTTGGCTTCGGTGGGATAGGGGTTGAAGGAGATCAGGTTCCCTTCGAGAGCCCACCCGCGCCCGTAGACGTTGAACTCGTTGCGAGGCTGGAAGTCCTCCAGGTACGCACCGGTGTTCGGGTCGATCACTCCGACCCGGAGGACCTGGCGAACAGTGGGGGGCAACCGGTAGTACTGGGTTCCCGAAGCCACGGTCAGGTTGAAGGTCGCCAGGATCTGGGTGTCCGACATCATCGAGACGCGGGACATCACGTCGTTCATCGCGCTCGACAGGAAGAAGCGGACGAGGTAGTTGTCATCGTACTTGGCGTCCAGATCCGGATCGTCCAGGTAGTGGCGAACCTTCTCACAGTACGTCTTGATGATGGAGCCGGATGAGTGCATGGATCAGCCCGTCGAGATGATGCGGTCGTTCATGGCCCACGTGAGCAGCTCTCGCATCTGATCGAGCTCCTCGCCCTCGTCCGGCACATCCTCAAGACTCAGCTTGTCTGCGGCCTCATCCAGACCCCGCTTCCGCAGGACCTTCTCCATGTCATCGAGGGCCGTTCGGCGATCCAAGAGGGCTCGGTGCTTGGCGCTCATGGCCTCCATCCGCTTTCGACGCTCGTCCTCGTGGACGATGTGCCCAGGCTGGCAGCGCCAGCAGACCCACTCGAAATCCGGGAGGTCAGCCGGGCCCTCGTCGGGGGGACCTGAGAACAGGCAGATCTCGGTGCAGACCGCCATTCCCTGGCCGAACACCTTCGGCTTCACCGACCACTGGGCCAGTCCGAACTTGCCGGTCTTGCGGTGCCGGTAGACGAACAGGTCCTTCTGGCCGGTGCGCTTCTGGATCGCCTTCACCCAGGAACCGTCCGGCAGAAGCTCGAACCGTTCGGGGCTCATCTCGGTGCCCAGCATCAGGGCCACGCTGATCTCATCGTCAGTCATCGCTACTCCAAAGAATAGGGGCCACCCCATTTACGGGATGGCCCCATTGTACGGGTGTCAGCCGGGGATCACGACATGTAGACGCGATCTTCGGTGATTCCGGTGAGCTTCATGCCATTGACCTGATCCGGGACGAGCTGCATCCGGATGCGGCCAGGCATCTGCGAAGCCTGGGTCACGAGGGTGAGGCCACCCGAGCTGTCGTAGACCGGAAGCTGGTTCGTGCCAGTGCCGGTGAGAGCACCAGCGACGAACTCGAAGGGGACGTAGGCATCGGCCTGCGCCATCTTCGACATGCCGGCGGGGCTCGGCGGCACGTACTTCTTCCAGTTCTTGCCACCGAGCTTGATGCCGTACATGGTGCCCGCCTCGACAAAGCGCGAGGTGTGGCCCTTGTAGGTGTGGCCCTCGAAGCTGAAGCTGAAGCCCTCCTGCTGGCCCTCGTTCGTGATCGACGCGACCCGGTTGGTGCGGTCGATCCGGTACTGGCCGATCTTCTGCGACTCGTAGGCGCTCCAGACACCCTCGGACGCAATGAGCGTGTCGATGGTGTGGCCGAGCGGCTCGAACGCCGAGTGGACGCGCTGGAGGTAGCGCTTCAGGTTGTACTCGGTCAGCACCCCGCCAACCGCGTACTTGAAGCTCTTGAACTCCGGGCGCTCGTTGACGTTGATGTAGTCGGTCGAATCCGACTCAGCGCCAAGGAGCTTCGGGGTGGTCTCGTCACCGGCCTTGAGCCAGCTGTTGATGCCGGCAATGCCCTTGAACGTGGTGCCACCCTTGTTGTCGAGGAGGTGGCTGTTGGCGTACACCACATCCGCGTCGTTGTTGAGCTCGTTGATGTTGGAAATGAAAGCGGCGCCAACTGCGTTATCCCGAAGAACACTGATGGCCGTCGAGCTGGTTCCCGACTGAAGAATGAGCGTCACCTTGTTCGTCAGCGGATCGACGTTCTCGACCACCAGCTGAATGCGAGTACCACGGTTCGACCCGGCGAGGTCGAGACCACTGTCGTCCTGGTCATCGGAGTCGTTGATGCGCTTGCCGAGAACCGGGGCCTTGTTCCAGAGGAGGTCAACGCGCTGACCCCGGCTGAAGCGGTGGCAAGCCTGGTTGTCCGGCTGGAACGTGATCCGGTGGGTACCGGTCGCAATCGCGTTTTCGACAGTGGCGTTGGTGACCGTGCAGAGCTTGTAGGTGTCGTTCTGCGAGAGGTACCAGTAGTTGCAGAGGGTGTGCGCCATGTTGCGGGCGAACGCCGTCAGCTTCGGAGCAACGACCTGGTCGATGAGCGCCGGAGTCGCGTCAGCCTGCTTCTCACCGAGGGTGATCATCAGGTTGGTCACGAGCGAGCGCATCGGAATGGCGAGGCGGTACGCCGTGGCGTTCGGACCCTCAAGCGGGCTCGGGTACGCCTGGCTCGCCGCCTGGGTGTGCATGAGCGGGCCAAGCGCCGACGTCACATCGCCGTAGAGGTCCTTGTCGCCGAAGCCCTGGCCGGCCTCGATGACGCCGGTGAGGCTGCCCATGAACAGCTTGGTGATCTTGAGATCGCGGCCGAGGTCGCCGGAGTTGCCGACGCCCTGGCTGGTCACGACGTTGTCACGCCACACCGGATCAAGTCCGGCGAGGAAGACGCGGAGGCTCTTGTTGAGGACCTCCTGAATGCGGTTGGACTGGCGGTCGAAGATCGACCCCGTGGTTGCGAATGCCATTTTGTGGCTCCTTCAGGTCAGATTGGGGATTCACCGGGAGACGAAGCCAGGGCTCGCTTGATGGTGTCCGTCGTGAAGCTCTTGACCTGCGACTCGATGTCGCTGATGGTGGCTCCCGGCGCCCATTCAGGTTCTGCGACTGGCTTACTACGGAGGATTTCCTCCGCATCAAGGCCGGTGACTGTTTCCGACGAACGACCAAGCTTGTCGATGTCGCCGATGACTGACCGGAAAGTACCAAGCACGGGCTCCGCAGCCTTCTCGACCTCCTCGGACATCCATGCGTCCTCGAAGGTTCCGGATGCTGCCCGCCGGGTCTGCATTCGCTGCAGGGCCTGCTGTTCCAGCTGGGCCCGCAGGGTCTGCTTCGCCTGCTCGACGCCCTCATCGCCTCGCAGCGACTTGGACGCATTCAGAAGTTTCTGAAACTCCGGATTCTTTTCCAGGGTCCGGTCGAGTTCGGCGTTAAGCCGCTCCCGCAGTTCACGGACCCGCATCTTGTGAATCTCGGAACGCTGGGCCTCCAGCTCCTGCTGGAGAATCTGACGCTGTTCGTCGCTCATGGTTGCCTCTGGGTTACCCCCACTGGAATCCTCGATGTCATCGTTCTCGTCCGGCAGATCCGGAAGTTCGATCTCCTCCACCTCGTCCTTGTCTTCGACATCGTCCGGGGCGGGGTCGTATTCCTGCTGCTGGGCGTTGTTCCGAAGCTGATCGATGTACTGGGTGATCTGATCGTCGGTGTACCCGCTGTGGGAAAGTGCAGCACGAATGCCGACTTCCCGTTCATCGAAGGTGACATCCGTGCGAAACAGGGCCCCCACCTTGGTGAGGTCCTCTTGGAGCATCTGGGATTCCGCCACGGCCTCTTGCCACCTGTTGTGGGAAGCCTTGAGGTCGGAGAGAGACACCTCGGTGCCATCATCGAGGGTGATCATCTGATCTGCGGGGGTGTCTTCAAGTTCGTCCATTTACATCACCTGCTGGGGCATCATGCCCGTCATCGGGCCAGGCATCTGGGGGCCCGGGGCTCCGCCGCCCTGGGCCTGCTGAAGCTGAGAAAGCTGCTGATCCAGCTTGCCCAGCATAGCCACATCGTCAGGATTGGGAAGGGCGTTCGGAAGTACCAGACCCATAAAGCTCATCAGGGTCTTGTGGTATCCGATGAAGGCGTTCTGCACTTCGGCTTCCGCCATCGCCATGATGGGGCTTGCCATGAACGCATTGAGGACCCGCATCTGGAACTCGGGCTTCACCGTCTGGGGAGTAAGCACCACCTGGCCCGGGACCTTGCCGTCGCCGTAGAGAAGGAGGCAGTTCCGAACGACGGACTCGTAGGCCGACTGATGTTCGTCGGACCACATCGCGAAGTCGAGACCCTCCTTGAGAGCGAACAGGAGGAAAGAATCGACGTCGATCTGGAACTGCTGCTGAAGCTGGAGGGCTTCCTGCTTCCGGGCAACCTTGCTCCGGGGGTTCACGTCCTTGATCTTGAAGGAGAGCTGGCTCAGGGTGGGCAGCGGGTTCTGCTCGAAGTTGACCGCCATCGTCTCGGGGTCCACCACCACGCCGGCCAGGTCCAGCGTCAGCTGATCGACCGTAAACGTCTGGGGTGCAAACACCACCTCTCGGACGGTGCCGGCCAGGATGCTCCGGTAGCAGTCACCCCAGGCCGCCTGCACACCAGCAGTGGGGGTATTCATCGCCCGGTTGACCTGCTCGTCCAGGAACTGCAGGCCGGTGGCGCTGTCGACGCGGCCCTTCTCTGCGATCAGGTCGCGGATCGGATTGAGGCGGTCGATCTGCTGGATCGCGAACTGGGACACCCGGCCCGGAACGTCGCCCGAGTTGAAGGGGGTGATGTTGAAGGGGCGGAAGCCTTCGCTGATGGGGTCGGGTTCCCAAGGGAAGACCCGAAGACCCTCACCCACATCGCGGAGCATGGTGTTCGCGTTGAAGGACCCGTGGGGCAGAACAAGGACGCCGTAGCGGTCGACGTCCCGGATGTTGTGGAACAGCGACTTCTGCAGGCGCTCGGCCTCGCGGCACAGCGGGAACAGAAGGTCGAAGCAGCCGGCACCGTGGAACGACCCGTTCTCCATGAAGCGGGCGAAGCCGATGGGGCAGTAGACCTCACGGCCCTCCAGGTCCTCGTCGTGAATGACGTACTCGCCGCTGGTGACGATGTACCGGGAGACCGTGTCGCGGGGGCCCTTCAGCCAGAGCTCGCGAACCTTGACCACCTCGACCGCGTCAGTCTTGGGGTCGTGACCCACGACCTTATCGTCTGAGTACGAGACGTTGGTGCCGAGGGTGTACTCGTTCTCGTTCTCCTGCTCAAACGACTCGCCGGGCTTGACGGTGTAGTACTCCAGCTTCTCCTTGTTCCGAGTGACCTTGGGGCCGAAGACGTCCTTCAGGAACTCGATGGAGACCATCCGCTGGCGCACGAGGCCGCGCTGCTTCGTGTAGTCCTGGCCCAGACTCGGGAATGGGAACAGCTCCATGGGGTGAACGACTTCCAGGTCCGCCGTAAGGCCGACCGTCGGGTGGTTCACCATGTGGCCCGTGATGCCACAGGAGCCCAGAAGGGCGAAGATGTGGTTGAACTGGGGCACCACCCGCTGGAGCTGGTGGTCCGAGATCACCTGATCCAGCATGATCTGGGCAATCGACCGCTGCCGGATCGAGCTCAGGGAGGAGCCGACCCGCATCACGAGGGGCCGGAAGTCCAGGCTCGAGAGACGGCCCGAGATCTTGTCGACCGCGCTCAGGAGCTCGCTCGACTGGAACTCCAGCCGGTCCTCCTCATCGAGGTACGAATATCGGACGGTGCCGCTCTCGGGGTCAAAGACGTCAAACTGACGCGCCCCCATCATGTAGTAGAGGGCTACCAGCCAGGTCGCCCGGCGGTAGGCCAGCCGACTCATCTCCCGTTCGCAGTGCTCGTCGATGATCCGAGCCAGGGCCATCGGATCCTTGGTCAGCTTGATCGGGTCGTTTGCCATGCTTTACCTGCGCCTTCTTTGCCGCGAACCCCCCTGGAACCATCTGCGGAACTTTCCGAAGCTCCGCGTACTGCACGACTTCCTCCCGCTTGGGGAGATCCATCGGGCCTGGGATACCCCCACTGATCGCCGTACTTGGGTGACGGGGGCCGTTACCGAAGTAGGAGAGGCAGAGGATCCCAAACCAAGCATCGGAAACCGTGACGATGTTGTCGCCAGAACGATGCTGAGGAGGCTCCTTCTCTGGGGTGCCGCCAAAGTACCAGCGGGCCATCACCTCGAACAGGGCCTGGGGGACCTTCGATTCAGATCCTGGTCTTACGGGTTGGGCGACCGGTTGGGGTTCGTGCATCGAGGATCTCGTTGACCTGTTCCGCCGACAGAAGTTCGAGGGGGATGCCCTCACCGATGTGGGTGCCGTTCTCGTAATAGTCGCCATCCCGCAGGCGCTCGAACAGCGTCTTGTCGGCAGTGGGGGTCGGACCCTTGGAGAGGCGACCCTTCAGGATGAACTGGGACATGGCGACGGCGTCGATGCAATCGTCCTTTTCGAGACCGCCGTCCTGGGCCTCCGGGTTGAAGGACTCGATCTGGTCGAAGAGGAAACGCCAGGGGAGCTGGTCCCGTCGCCAGAGGGGCAACTTGATCTTGCCGTGCTCAAACCGGAACTGGAGGCCGGAGATCTTCTCCTGCTTCTCGGCCATGCCCGGGTTGAGTTTGACGATCTTGGGGAGGTGGGCCGTGCCGGCCATGTCGTTGGCGCGGGTTGAGACGATGGAGGACAGGGCGTTGTAGAGCGAGACACCCTGGCGGATGGCCTCGGGGTGGACCGTCGGGCACAGCCAGCGGTCGGCCATATCGAAGATCGCTTTCACCAGATCGGACTCGGGGCCTTGGCGGGCCCAGAGGTCCAGGACGAAGAGATCGTTCTGGGGCGTGACCGCCATCAGGCAGGCGACCTTGTAGTCCGAGTCCTTCCCGGAAGTGTGGGAGGTGTCGGAGGTCATGAAGATCCGGGCGTACCGGGAGAGGAACTCCTGGATCGGCATCCGCATCGGCCGCATCTCTTCGCCGTGGCGCTCGTACCACGAGATGTAGGCGCTGGAGTGGTGGGGCCTGTCGAGGCGGTCATCGATCTCCTCGTAGCGGTAGCCGTGGGCCACATCGTCCAGGTCACCGAAGAAGGAGCCCTCGCCATCGCCAGGGGCTGCCAGGTACTCCGAGGCGAAGTTGCCGGAACCGATGGCTTCCCGGATCTCTTCGAGAGAGAGGGCTTCCTTGAAGCGGGGCTTTGTGACCGCCAGCTGAAGACGGTCAGCTCGGGTGGCTGGCCACATGTCAGGCCAGCACGAGGTCATGATGCCGTTCTCCTCGATGGCCGCCGGGATCACGAGGCGGGACCAACGGTTGAAACGGGGGTCCTTCGCGCGCGCGCCCTCGGGCGTATCCTCCAGCTGCATCGCATGCCAGAGGTAGTGGCGCTTCGAGACGAACGTACCCACCCAGTCCACGCCCGTGTCGGGACGGGTGACCATCGGGATCACGATCTTGAAGAGGAGCTCCGCCATGTAGGCCCGAAGGACGGACATGGGTGTCGAGCTCTTCGGGTCGTACTCGGGATCGTCCAGCCGGTAGCGACGGGGGCGTCCACCACGCTGCTTCGAGGAGGCGCTGAGCAGGCGAAGCCAGGACCCGTTGCCGATGATCATGTGCTCCGTGCTGAAGGAGCCCTCACCACGGCGGGGGATGATCCGGTTGTCATCGAACTCTGGACCGAAGTCGTTGAAGATCCGGTCGTTGTGGATGAACTGGCGCTTGATGCGCTCGCCAACCTCGCGGGCATTCGGGTGCGTCGACGTTGCATAAACGAAGGAATATGCAGGCCGAGTCAACAGCCGGAGCAGCATGTCCTTGCAGTTGAGGTACGACTTGGCGGAACCACGGGGCGCAACGGCCGCCGTCATTCGGTAGGCAGCCCACTGGCGCAGCAGGACCCAGTGGAAGTCCGGCGTCTCCAGCGGCATATCGTCGTAGAACAGCGGGTTGAAGTCGGCCTCTTCGTCGGGCCACAGGTAGAAGCGGTCAAAGAACCAGACCGACGAAACCAGGTTGTTTCCCCGGCGGACAGGATCGTCCTCCGTTAGGAGCCACTGGCGACATGCGTTCACCCGGGCCTGCCGCTGACCGTCCTCGGTCAGGGTGTCGTAGTCCGCAGGCAGCGGGTAGTTCGGATTGCCTTCTTCGCGGGTCTGGATCCGCTTGACTTCCATCAGTCGGGCCTCGGGCCGTGCAGGATCAGAGGAGTCCCTGGGCCCAGGTAGGCGCACTCGATGTTGAACTCGAAGAACTCGATGGCTTCTTCGTAGCTCATATCGCGGGCCAAGATCTCTACGATTCGCTCGGCCGAGTACACGGCCAGGATGGGGGACCCCCACTGACCGGCGTAGCCCATCAGGGCCTCGTCCATGCCGTCGATGAAGAGGGCTGCCGGGTTGAGCTCCGAGATGAAGTCCTTGAGGGAACCGATCTCGGGGATCTCGCGGAGCTGGGCCCGGAGTTTTCGGATCGTCTCCAGGGCCTCGTCAAGGATGACGTGCTCGTCGGAGGGGTAGTACTCCCGGAGTTCCTCCAGGCGGGCTTCGATGTCAGGCGCAGCCATTGGTGGACCTCCGAACGTACCAGTGGCTCGCAGCCAACTGGCACATGCCGGCGAAGAGCGACTGGATGTTCGACATCGCCGGACTCTCCAGGTACAGCCGAGTGGCCGTCTCAGACCAGGCGACGTTCAGCTCGCCGCTGGGCGAACAGAGGAGAGCCCGAAGATCGGACCCGAAGATCTCAGAACTTCCCACCACCCTATCCACATCGACGATGCCAAGGTCTTCGATGACAAAGCCACCCCAGTACGCCAGGTCCTGGTTGCGGGCCCGCTTGATGTAGTCCTCAAGCTCCAGGACCTTCCGATGCTTGGGCGGGTGGGAGTACGCGGTCTGAGATGGGGGATTGACCGGGGAGACTGAGCCCACGGACTTGGGAGAGGAGTCGGGACTCTGAGCGAGTTTGCTCGATGCGTGTGCCGTCTTCTTCATGGGACACCATTCTAACCGATCCGGTGGACACCATGCCATTCACTTCCGCGATTTCTCGTATACGCCTATTCAATCTTTGAAGGGCGGCAAGGCGCGTGTTGTCCTCGACGGAGTTGCGGGCAATGTCGATGTACATCGACACCTCCTCCTCGACGTCGAACCCGGATCGGCGGATGGCAGCAGCCGCTCCGTCAATCGAGAACATCGAACGGATCACGTCCTCTCCGTCCTCGCCCTCGACCTTCCGGATCTCCTTGCTCATGCGGCCTCCTCTGCCGAACCAGCCGCCAGGAATCCCGTCGACAGGATGCCACCCAACAGCATCAGCATCCCCAACGTGTTCCTGTTCAACCTCACGCCCATCTTCTTGGCGGTCTTCTTTGCAACCTTCGTGGCTTCCTTTCGGCTGAGGACGCCACCGAGAGCGCCGGCTTCAGCGGCAGCAGCGGTTTGCCGCTGGACCGATGGGGCTGTCTTGACGGTAGCGGGACGTTCCGCCACCGACTCGACCACCTTCTGTGCAAAGCCCTGGTAGCTGCGCCCTGAGTTGGTCTTGAGGTCAGGATCGTTGAGAGCGGCAAGCAACCGCTTGGCTCGCTCGAACGGAGGCAGTTCCCGGAATCGCTTGGGGTTGCCCCGGGAAGCGATATCCTCGATGGCCTTGTAGTCGATAGGGTCGACGGCCTTGCGGATCTCTGCTTCGATGCGAGCCAGCTTTTCAGTGGGGGAAAGCTGAACGACTTCGCCAGACACTGCGCTCGACGCTTCAAAGGACTGGAGCGCCTTGACGTTCTTCTCGACCGCTGGGAACAACCCCGATTCCCGTCCAAACCCAAGGAGCTCTGGGGGGAGGTTCGGGGTGAAAGCCTGACGGGTCTTGATGTCTCGGCCACTTCGGAGACCAGCGAGAGGCGCGATCATCTGGGTGTACATGCGAACGGCCTCGGAAAGCCGAGGTCCTCCGAGACCCATGTACTGGCCCTTTGCGCCCTTGGCCCCCGAGATGACGTCTTCCACGAGCCGACGATGGACTTCGTTCTGTCGGGCTGCCACGCCGGACAGGTTGTTGCGGCGCATCCAGGTGTGGCTGTAGGTGCTCATCGCCGCCGACTCGGGGATCGTGGAGGCGGACATCAGGAGGAGCGCCGAGCGCATCGCCTGGTTGACGTTGATGGCGTTGTAGCCAGGTCCGCCGGCCAACCCGAGGTGGACAACCTGTTGCATCCGGGGCAGGTAAGGAGTGATGTCGGCGAGGGCAGCCGTCACTTCCCGCCTGGTGGCGGGGTACTTCGAGCTGCTGATCGCTTTCTTGGCCGACTGGTAGATCCGGTCGGTTTCTTCCTTGGAGCCGGGGATCACGGGGACCAACCGACTCAAGGCATAGGGCATGTCCGGGTCTAGGCGGGGGATGATGAACTGGGAAGCCTGCATCCCCTCAGGACCGATCTGGTAGGGGATCACCTTCTGGATGTTGGTGAACATCCCCTCCAGAGCTTCGGTCAACCGGGGCAAAGTCCTCTTGCCCCGAGCCAGGGTCTGGCGCTCGTCCTGTAGGAGCTGACCACGATGAGGGTACTCAACAGGTGTGAGCACATCAGCCGAGGCACGACGCCCACCGATCTGGCCCAGTTGCCCACTGGTAACCTTCCCCTCCTCAACGGACAGAACTCCTGTTGCCAGGAGTTCCGCCATCTCAGATTGGGGACGTTTCGCCATGGGTTACCCCCACTGCTTACGGGCGGGGTGGCTTGACTGCTCCGCCGCCGCCTCCACCGATGCTCATGCCCTTGGCGCTCATGCGTCCCG